AATCTTTAAGAGTAAATAATTTATCAGTTGATGAAGATATAGAATCCGATTTTGGTAGAAGAGAAGAACAAATTGCTTATGATGATTTGATTGAGGTCAAAGCAGAATATGTTAGAGAAGATATCAAAGATTGGTTGATAGATTTAAATCAAAATTGGAGTGAGATAGATGTCACCAGATTGGTTAAATTAAGACAAGTGTATCTTACACTACAAAGTCACGAGAAAGTTCTTTACGATTTGTATTTTTCTAAAATGATGTCGATGAGACAAATTGGTGAAAAACTTGACCTACCACTTTCAGCAGTTTTCACTATGATTACAGAGTTAAAAAATAAATTAAAAACACTATGTTAGAGATAATTGCAATTGCTTGTATTGGAGTTCTTTGGATTCAAAGTGAACCCACAAACTACCTTAGATATTGGTTATATAATAGGATATGGCCAAACAAAGATTTAGATACTATGTGGCACTGGCGTTTAATCAACTGCTGTTTGTGCACCACCTTTTGGTTAGGACTTATCATCACACAATCAATTTACTTAGCCGCTATATCAAGTGTGTTAGGAGAATTGTTGTGCAAAAAATTAACTACAGGAAGCTTATGATTTCAGAAGAAGACTTTATACAAATACATTGCCTTGTTCAAGATTGGAATGGCAAAGAAGACCACAATGTTCCAGGACATATAATCACTTTAATCTTTACAATGCACAACAAAGTGTTTTGGGAAAGACCTGAATACTCAAAAGGTTGTGGTGGATGTAGAGCTCGTGTGTGGAACAAGTTAAAAACTTGGTACTTTGAGAACAAACATCTTTATGGATATTAAATCATTTCTAATTGAACCCACCATTCATGTCTACACCAAGGTGTGACTTGACCGTTTTCAGGATTTCTATAGAAACCACCTCTAAAAGTGAATGGGTCTTGACCGATATCACCTTTCATACCATTATCAAGTTTCATAATCTCATCAAAAGACCACTTCTTGTTCATAGAAAGAATTCCTTTACAGAATGGTCTTGATGAATTACCTTTAAGTGCTGGTATACCAGGTATCTCACGATAAGTGAAATAGGTATTGACTGTAACAAATTTCATATTGATTGACTTTCTCAATTCAATTTCTTTTTCAATTGCATCTTCTAAAGATTTGACAGGTGATTCTGCAATGATTCTACCTTTCTCTGTTGAACCAGTTAGATTCAATTTAGCAGTGATAGGGTCAACATCAGTAAAAAGAATATCATATCTATCATGAATGTCTTCAACATTGGCGAAAACTAAAGCATCTTCAGTTAAACCTACATTCTTTAATTTGTTCCAAACTTTTTTATCTTGACGTTTAATCTTTCTCTTTGATAAAATAGAAATCTTGAATCCTAAATCTTTCCATTTTCTAACTTCGTCTTCATCAAAATCTTCGTTAAAAAGAACTTTTTTAACTGACTTGAACTGTAGACCAACTCTTGGTAAATCTTTCACCACATCAGAGTTATTGTCGTAGTGGTTCTTTATACCAAGTGATTTAACTTTGGCAACTTTAGCTCTATTAGAACCTGTAGCAAATACTCTATCGTGTGGTATACCTAACTCATCAGCAACAGTTAACATACCTTCTTTTGATTGTCTTGCTGAAATGATATAAACCTCATCACCATTATCAATTGCTCTTTTAGCCAATTCTTTTCCTCTCGCTGTAGAAAGTGTTTCATCATAATCAAAACTAACTTTAGCTAAATTAACATTGATAGGAGCTTCTGTTGACCAAGTATTGTCTGTAACAGATTGTGTTTCACCAGCAAATGATTCCCATTTACTGATACAAATAGCATAAGCTTGACCTTGTTCTTTACCAGAACCTACTTCTTCAGACATACATCTTGATATAAAGTCGTCTTTGGATTCTCCTTCTTTTTTGTTAATTGGCATTTTTGTATGTTTTTTTTAATTAAGCTTCTGACCTACCTAAAGCAGTTTGATAAGCTTCAACAAGTGTGTTATAAGTAGAAATCTCAGCACTTGATAAACCACCACCGATTGAAAGATATTTGATATAACCATCAAAAGTTCCACCGCCTGTATAAACATTATTCGGTGATGAACCAGCCCAATAAAGAGCCCCAATACAGAATGGTTCATTATAAGAACCAGAGATTGGTGAGTAAGCGCCGTTGGCTCCTGTGATTACTTGAACTGCGTTTTTATATACTGACGCTGTTGCCCAGCCTTGTGGAATACCAGGGTTCGGTGTTATATCTGGGAAAAATGAATTAACAACGATAAATCTATTGAAAGAAGTTCCCCATCCGATTTCTGTTAAATCTCCATAAGCACCACCATAGAAAACATTATTATTCATACCTAAACCAACTCTCGCATAGTTATCTGTTGATGTGTTTAATATACCACTAAATCTTAAACCAGTTGTTGAAGGTTGTGATACATACATACCGAGATGCACATCACATTCCAAAGCGTGAGTATAAGCAGACATATTAACAGATGGTAGTAAAAACGCGTCAGTTCCATTGCCAATCATACCTTCAGCACTGTGTGTCCAAGAACCAAATGAAAGCCAAGTTCCTGGTCCTTTCAAGTTTGTTAAGTGTGATTCTTCTGTACCACCCAATATAGGCATGATTAAGTCAATTTTATTCCATATGTTTTCAGCCTTAAGACCTAAAACAAGTGTGTTAACTGCTTCTTTTTGTGTTACATCTGTAATACCAGCTGCATCGATATATGTTTGTACGTCTGGGTCATAAGGAAAGACCGCATCATAGATTACTTGGTAATCTGGAAGTTCTGAAATAGAAGCTTCTACTATACTATCGTTTCTAACTATCATCTTTTTTAATTATATTTTTGTTACTGTGTAATCTACAACCCAGTTAATTGTTTTTGATGCTTCACCTTGAACTACGATTTTAGGATTTGTATCTAAAATGATATGTGATGTTGCAGTTGAAAAACCTGACTTCTCATAAGTATCAGTTGTTGAAACTTGAGCAGCACCTCCGTTGTTAGAAAAAACTGCAAAAAGTTGTGAACCATAAGCTAAGTTATTAGTATCATCCCATCCTGCTATTCTTGCTTCAATTGTAAAAACTGAATAAGTTCCCATTGATAAAGTAGCAATTGATGTTGTTGCTCCGTTTGTAGTTTGTACAGAAGCTGACACTCTCAAATCATCTACAGTAGCGAATGAATCATTGATTTTAGTTCTGGCTACTAAACCAGTATCACCATTGTTTATTTGTGTTAAACTCATTGTGTAAATTTATTTTTTAACTATCTTGCCAAACATCGTCATCTTGCCACTCACCAGAGTCATTCCAAACTCCATCTGTTAACAACCAGTTGTCTGGTTCAGGTGTTGGTGCAGTTCCTTTATAACCAATCTGATATCCATTGAGTATCATTCTTTTACGAAGTGATTCCCAATCAATCTGTGATTTTACTTGTACTGAATTCGATTTTAACTTTCTCATACTTGATATGTTTTGTTTATGACGTTTGTTTATAAGTCAGGAGCTTTTGGATAAATTGGTTTTGATGGTGGTGTTGCTGTTGAACCAGCATAACTTAGTGAGTGAAATCCTTTTGTGTATGAGATATGTATATCCCAGTCTATAGACTCACCAGATTGACCATAAACGTTCATCCTTACTGATTGTGTACCCGCGGCTGAAAAACTCACACCTGCGGGTCCAAAATCAGTTTTCGTAGTATAATTGATTGTACTTCCGATGATAGAAAGTGCTGAACCAGAGTGTCTGAATCCACCAAAAGATGTCATCATATATCCTTTTGTTCCATTGGCATTTATACCAACAGCTTTTGTTTCAATCATAACAGATTCACCTGTTAACATTGGAACTAAATCAAACGTGTAAATTGCTGCATTTGACATTGTAAAACTTAGAAAAGAACGAAAAGTAGCAGACTCCATATCAGGAGATGCCGTTGAAGATATTTGTGTGAAATAGTATCTATCACCAGATGCTTCTGTGTAGTAGAGATTCTCAACACCTGATTGTGAACCTGTGATGATAAGTCTTACACCACTATACTGATTGTTCTTAACTAAAGTATTCTTTTTTGCCATTACTTAATTCTTGTGTTTAGAGCCTTTATCTCTTTTATCAATTCAGACATTGTAAGTTTAAGTTCATCGAACTTACCAGTCAGATTATCAAATCTTAACATATATTCCCTTTCGAGTAGGTCAATACGATTTTTGTTTTCGTATGATAATGTTTTTACGTCTTTCAAGTCTTTCATAGTTTCTCTAAGGAAGTAACCTATCACAGAGAGCATGATGCCTCCTATCATAGTTAAAAGTGTCATCATTTCCATTTACGATAAGTATTTTTTTAAGTATCTAATTTCTTCTAATGTCAAGTCTCTGTATGTTTCTTCAAGATAAATGTCAGAGTCATATTGACGAGTGTTAGGATACATATCATCAGATGCTGCCATGTAGAGTGGAAACTGTGTAGAGTTCTCACAAAGAAAGTTAACAACTCTTGTGTTCCAGAACTCACCTAAGTTCTTCATCTCTTCTCTAATGTATTTCATCTCTTCCATACTTGATACCTGAGCATCTGTAGACGTTGGTCTTGAAACACCTATATTTCTAATCTTGATAGACAAGTGAGGAAGTGCCATATAAACTGTCCAGTAAGCTAATCCTTTAGAACAGATATTGATTAGGTCAATTTCAGCTTGTGTGAAGTATGGTGTTGAGAAAGTTGTACCAAGATAAAGTTTATACTCAAGGTGATTGTACAAAGGTGTACCAAGTACATCTTGAATGTAAACATCTTGTGCTTCTTCAACAAAAGGATAAACTTCGTTGACATCAACTGATTTACCTAATGGTGTGTAAGTTTTCAAATATTCATCGTCTATGAATAGTGCAGAGAAAGTAGCAGCCATTATATTTCATTATTTTTATTTATAGACAAACTAACTTGTGGTTGTTGTGCAACCTCAATGTTAATTGGTGTCAATGGTTCAATCTCAACTTTAGCAACTCCATTGTAAACAAGAACTTCTCTAAAGTGGTCTAAAATCAATTTTCTTTCTGGTTTAATCACCATATTGTTAAAGATTTCCCATGATTGAATTAACTCAGATGAGTAACCTAACTTACCAGGTGTTTGTATACCAAGTAGTTGTGGGTGACATCTATGAGCTGTGATAATTTGTTGTGTGATTTGTTCAGCAACCTGTAACAATCTTGCATCAATGTTTGTTGCATCAATTGTGTCAACATCAGGTGCCAATTCTTTACCATCAGAATATAAGATGATAGCTTTACCAGCATTCTTTGCACCACCGTGTTGTGCTTTAATTGCTTCTGCGTTCATTCTTCTTTCATCTGGTGTTGGTTTCTTGTAGAACTTAAATATCATTGAAGGTGAGAAACCTTGATTGATAGCTGCTAAATTGTATTCAGCCATAAGTGCATCTGCCTTAATCCATCTCAAAGCTGAGTAGTAGTTAGGAAGTGCATAATAGTCCATATTGTTGTCTTCATACTTGATGAACACCAATTGTCTTAAGGCTTCACCATTCGGGTCGAAAGCTTCAATTTTACGTGGTGGATATTGTCTTGTGTTAGACCAGTTGTCTGAATAGTAGTATTCTTTTATCTGGTCGAATTCATCTTTTTTACCAGATGCTATTCTTGAAGCGTCAATCCAGTTGATGTCAGCAATACGAGTTCTATCCATTGAATAGATAACCTCAAAACAAGAGTAACCAAATGTCTCTTGGTCTCTTGTAACTTGCCAAAATACTTTGTCTAACTTTCTCCAGAAAGGTATTTGCCTCCAGTTTTCAACAATGAACTTCATAGATTCTTCTCTTGTCTCAGCAAATAAGAAACCATTTCCTGCAATCAAAGATGTCTTAGACTCAATGATTGAGTCGTGTATAGCTGATGAGTTACGATATTCTAAAATGTCAATAGGAAATTGATTGTTAGGTCCGTATAAAACCCAATCAAAACCTTTTTGCTCTTTAGGCATAGGTAGTTCAATGTTTCTAAGTCCAATCGCTTCTGCAATTGTTCCACTTAATTTATCAAGCTCACTTCTAACGTCGGTCTTTGGTTGACGCATAAAATCAAATAGTGCCATATTTTTATCTTCTCAAAACTTGTGTTGTTTTAGCGGGTCTGTCAAGTGTTTTCCAAGTTTTGTCTTCGTTAACCAGTGCTTTACCCGTTTCAATCACTGTTGAACCTACAGAAACGACATAAGACCACATACCGGCTGCTAAATCAAGTCTTGGTTGTGATAGGTTTTCAGGTGTTCCACATCCGATAAGAAATCTCGACCACTTATTTGTTGGTTGTAAATCTGTCGGGTAGAAAGTTTTACTGGAACCAGAAATGTCATTGGTGAAAACGAACTTAAACGAGGCTGTGTTGCCATATGGAACTGATTCTCTTAGACTCATCCAAACTGAACTTGTAGTTCCTGGTGTAAGATTTATCATCATATCGTAAGTTTTTATTTGTTATGTCTTGAAAGGACAAAGATGTTTTTTTAAAATGAGAAAACCCATCTGTTATGATGGGTTTCTCTATATATGTAGTGGTGAATAGATTACGCTGATACCAACGCAGATACTATACCTGATGCTACACCTGATGCTCTATCAGCCTCAAATCCTTTAAGAGTTAAGACATAGTTAGAACCATCTGCTTTTGCTGTACCAGATGTTGAAGTTGATTCTGATAAATACATACCCTCAACTTGTCCTGGATACCAGTAAAGACCATTAGAGTCTCTAATAATTACTGCTAAATCTCTTTGTGTTAAAAGAGCTAGAGTATTTCTCTTAGCTACATCTCTTCTTGGAATAGTGACCGTAACTGTCTGCTCGAATAGGGCAGAACCAGCTTCAACGGACTTAACTAAATCTTCAGTGAAAGTTGCTGAGTTTCTGTTGAACTCGAATTCATAGAAGTAAGAAGCAGTTGCAAGAGTGATTGCTGATACGGTACCACCTGATTGTGTATAAGACACAACATTGTCGAAATCCGTGATGTATAGACGATTTAAGCCACCTATGTTGTTATCACAGTTTTTTCCGATACCGCCTGAAAATGAAACACATGCCATTTGCTTTTAGTTTATTTTTTTATCCAAAGGAGGATTATGCCATAATTGTACCACCAGAGTAAAGTACGATTTCGTTACCGTAAAGGTAGTTAACACCAAATTTCAATGCTGTTGCGAATCTTTCTGTTCTTGCTCCAGAGATATTTCTTTGTGGTATGATTAAGATTTCATCCCAATCTGCAGTTAAGTCAGTTAAGAAGAATACTTTATCAGAGTTGAAAGCTATCATTTGTTTAGCAGATAAACCTGATGTAGGAATCAATCTGTAACCTAAATAGTTCAATTCTTTGTCACCTACTAAGAACAATCCACCTTGTGTAGCAGCTTGTGCTTGTTTGTAAGCGAATGCGATTTCTTGAGATACGAATATCTTAAAGTTAGCAGCTTGTCTAACTTGTGCTGGTACTGATTCAAGAACTCTGTTCAACTCACCAACTACGTTAGCAGCAGTGATAGAAGATGATGTAGCAGATACGTCGATAACTGCAGCGTCAGCTAAAAGTTGTTTTACCAAACCATCACAAAGTGAGTAAGGATAAGAAGCTGTTGCTGTATCACCCTTGAACATAGTTAATTCTAAGTCTGAAGATACTTTTTCAGCTACGTAGTTTACAACGAATTCAGCGTATGATGCTGGCATCACTTCTTCGTTGTTAGAACCTGCTCTCAATTGAAGAGATAAGTAGTTAGCCTCGAATGTAGTTGCACAGTATTCAAGGTTCACTTTAAGGTCACAAACTTCCATAGTTTTTTGATTCAATGTACCTTCACCTGTTGCAGAGAAAGAACAATCGTCAGCTTGAAGAATGTTACCTAAGTCAGAGTAAGCTAATTTGATTTTACTCTTTACGTTAGGTACAAGAGATAATTCGTTCTTAGCAACACCTGTAGTAAGGAC